TGCGCAACTATCTGGGCTTAACAAATGCGGGAACCACACGAGTTTGAGGTTCCTTTATGTGCTCAGGTCGGTGGCGATCTATTCTTTCCTGACAAGGAAAACGAAGGCAAGCTTGTACGTCTGAGTATCAAGTCAGCAAAATCAATCTGTCGTAACTGTCAACACATTATTGAATGTGCTGAGTGGGGTATCCGTAAGGAGACTCACGGTATCTGGGGTGGACTCACCGATGGTGACCGCAGGAAGATACGCAGAGAGCGACGAATAAAATTGGAAGAGGAGAAGAGTGCTTAACCTATCCCGTGCCTGGGGTGGTGTGACTACCAAAGCCACACCGCTACCTGACGTGTGGAAAAATCTAGTTAAGCAATCTATCAAGTTCCGTCGTGGCCAAGTCTGTATGGTCGCCGCAGCTCCCAATGCTGGTAAGTCAATGTTCGCATTGATCTATGCAATCAAGGCACAGGTTCCAACGTTATTCTTTTCTGCTGATACAGACACAGCAACAGTAATGATTCGTACTGCTGCTCAACTTTCAGGTCACTCACAGGTGACTGTCGAAAACAATATCAATAAAAGCCAGCGTTACTACGATCCTTATTTGGCTAAGGCTTCTCACATTCAATGGGTCTTTGACTCCAGTCCGTCTCTTGATGATATTGAGATGGAGATTAAAGCCTATGTAGAACTCTATGGAATCTTTCCAGAGTTGATTATCATAGATAACCTAATGAATGTGGCAGCCGAGACAGATAATGAATGGGCTGGGCTTCGTGCAATTATGATGGAGTTGCACGATATGGCACGTAAGACTGAAGCTTGTGTGCTTGTACTCCATCACGTCAGCGAACAGAGCGAGTATGGTTCCCCTATGATGCCACCACCTAGACGTGCAATCCACGGAAAGGTGAGTCAATTACCAGCTCTAATCCTAACGCTTGGGTATGATCCAACACAGGGTCTACTCAGGATAGCATCAGTTAAGAACCGCTTTGGTCCACACTTTGCAGATGCCTCACAATGGGCATCGCTGTTTGTGAACTTTGGTTCTTGTCAAATAGGTGATGATGATGCGCAAGGTAGGGCCTACCTACGTAGCAACGATCAGGAAAGTACATATGGTGCTATCTAATGGCTAATAAAAACGGACGCAAAGGTTCTCAGTTTGAGACAGATGTTATGAAGTGGCTTCGCGGTGCAGGAGTTATTGCAGAACGTTTGACTAAAGCTGGGGCAAAGGATGAAGGAGATATGGTCGTTATCATATCTGGAGAAACCTACATCCTTGAACTCAAGAACAGGCAGACGCTTACCCTGCCTGAGTTCTGGAGAGAAGCGCAAGTTGAGGCGCTTAACTATGCACAGGCAAGGGGACTTGGGGAAGTGCCGCTGTCATACGTGGTAGTTAAGCGTCGCAACGCTTCAATAGATCAGGCTTGGGTAATCCAAGATTTAACTCAGTGGTTGAAGGAGAAGCAATGAAGAAAAGTAGAATAGTAACGTTAGGCGTTACTATGGTGGCTGGGCTAATTACATTGACGGGCTGCGGTAGTTCTGATGCAGATGTTGCAGCAAGAAACCTATCCAAGTCTGCTGAGATGTTTGAGATTCAACGTCGAGTTGTATTCTTCAATGGCATTACAGACAAGTATCTATTGGAGATCAGTGGGTTGTGTTCAGTTGAGACAACTGATGCAGCGCTTGGCGGATCATTAGAGGTTACCTGTAAGACAGGACCTAACGCATACAAGAAGCATTTTCTAGGGCTAAGCGACAATGTTTCATACCTAGTCGAGCAGATTGAAGGCGCAGATGTAAGTGAGTACCGCTACCGCGTTGTCTTCAAGCCTGACATCATCATCCCAGATATTGATTTCAGAACAGAGATCGGTAAGTAAATGGATAACATAATTGGTGGGACTACTACATACGTAGATAACAACCCAGCATTAGTATTGGAAATAACTAGGCTTGAGAAGTCTCACAACAAACTTATGAAAGAAAACGAAGAACTCAAGATAGAAGTCAAGGTTCTTGAACGCTTGTTAGAAAGACTATCAAGCAGTAGATACTAAGGAGAAACAGTAATGCCAGTACCACAAGGTGAAATTACAACAACAGAGATACTACAACCAGAAGTTGTAGAGCTAGATGAAGCAATAGCAGAAGCTGATGCAGAAGAAGCGGTAGAAGAATATGATCTGCCAGAACTGTAGAACAGCAGGTGATGAGAACACATTAGCTGAGTACAAACGTGCCACTAAGTTTCATAAGAAGTGTGATGACAAGGGGTGTGTATGCCAGCACAAGACTGGTCCAGGGTACGTAAAGCGGGACGGCACAAAGGTTCCGTTGATGCAACTTCAATCCCCATAGGAACTATTGTTTCCTATTACGGTGGAGAAGTAAGAGAAGGTAAGTCAGCAGCGGTTCGTTGCTGTATCCATACAGACAGCAGACGTAGTGCTGTGATGAACACGTATGACAATCTCTACTTCTGCCATACCTGCGGTAAGGGTGGCAGTTCAGTAGATGTTGTTATGCACATAGAGAACTTGGAGTTTAAGGATGCCCTCAAACGTGCAGTCGAAATCATTGACGGAAGCGGCCAAACATTACAGCCGAAACATAACCGCAGAGGCTCTAAGCTATCTCGAAGAACGTGGGATATCTGATGCCACTGCCCAACAGTATTCGTTGGGTGCAGTTATAGATCCTATCAATGGTCACGAGATGCACCAAGGCTGGTTGTCTATCCCGTATATGACAGCCAATGGTATCTGCGTGGGCTTTAAGTTTCGCAGACTAGATGATGGCAAGCCTAAGTATGGATCACCTACTGGGCAGAAGGCACATCTATACAACGTAGGTGACATCACTATTGACTCGTCATACATTGCAGTATGTGAGGGTGAGTTAGATACGGTGGTGCTATCAGGTCTAGTGGGTATTCCAGCAGTAGGTGTACCAGGGGTGCAAGCTTGGAAGCCACACTTTGTTAAGTTATTTACTGGCTACGACACAGTATTTGTTATTGGTGACAATGACATTAAAGAAGATGGCACTAACCCTGGCGCTGAGTTTGCCAAGCGTGTCGCGCAAGAGGTTTCCAACAGCAGAATAGTAACATTGCCTCCATCAATGGACATCAATGACTTCTATCTGACCAAAGGTTTAGATGCAACGAAGGCTTTGCTACTAGGTGAGAAGGATGAGTAAAGACGAATGGCTACAGATGGCACAGATTTTGCAGCATATGGGCTTCCAGATCCTAGAGATCAATATGGAAACCGAGACACTCTTGATACGACCTATACAGACAAGATAGATGCTGCCTTCATTGCTGATGTCTGGCGTATTATGGATCAAGCAGGCAATCTACTGGTGCGTAAGCATCACGACTACGGCCCAAAGAACATTGCTCATTCACCAGGTGGACCACTTAATGGTCTGCGTGTACGTATGTGGGACAAGATAGCTCGCATCAATAACCTACTAGACTCTGGCGTTAAGCCAAGCAACGAGTCACTGCGTGACTCATTCTTAGATCTATTGAACTACTCAGCTATTGCAATGATGGTACTCGATGGTGTGTGGCCAGAGGTAGAAGAGACTGAACGTGGGTGAACTTCATAAGTCTATCTATGACATAGCACCTAGCGTTGCTAGTGCTGTATCTCGTAGGTTTCGTGGGTATGTAGAGCGTGATGATGTGCTACAGGAATGCCTTGCTTGGGCATTGACTCGTGGCACACAGTTTGATGATGCTCTCAATGAACCCAACCCAGTTCAGCGTGTCATTAATGAGAAGCGTATTGCTTGGCAGATGAAGCGTATGGCAGAGCGTTATGCTCGCAAAGAGAAGGCGGCTAAGTCTGGCTATCGCACAGGTGATGAAGCCTTCTACGATACAGCAGTAATCGCACAGGTCTTGCCTCACGTTATCGCTTCTATCGTAGATGATACGGTGCTAGAGCAGGCTCAGAACCTTATCAATGATGGCTCACCTAAGAAGCCTAGCGTTCCAGCAGAAGGTGGCAACCTGCTTGCTACCTTGATTGATGTAAAGCGTTCGTACTTAAAGCTTGAAGTGGAAGACCAGACCATACTTCGTATGCGCTACCACGAAGGACTTACTTTGCAACAGGTAGCAGGCTTACTAGAGTGTGCAGTATCTACCGCAGATCGTAGATGTACCAGCGCACTACGCAAGGTACAGAATGGATTGGGTGGTGACAACCCGTGGCAATGAAAGAGTTAGATCTATTCCTGTATCTAATGGATACTAAGTACCCAGACCTACAGAAGTCAGAGGGTATCTATGACTCCTTCGATTGCATTAGTCGTGACTCATCTGCATACATAGAGTTGAAGTGTCGCAACACCCACTATCCCACGTTACTGATTGAAGAGATGAAGTATCGCAAGCTGATAACCCAGGCAGCAGAGCGAGATCTCACCCCGTTCTACATTAACTCGACCCCAGAAGGGGTCTTTTCTTTTGACCTTATGGAAGTGGCAGAACCTGAATGGTTTAGTCATTGGATGCCAGCGACCACAGAGTTCTCGCGTTCTAACAAGGTTAGTAAGTTAGTAGGTTATCTACCTATTGAGGAGGCAGTACAACTATGAACGTAGACAAACTGATTGATGAGATCTCT